CAGTTGGTCCAGCAATACGGGCATCCATCTCACCCGATATACGCTGGCCAGCACCAGCGGCGCGCGTTTCAATCTCACGGCGCACGATGTCTGCCCCCGTGCCGCCGATAGCTGCCATCCCTTGCGCGGTCTGACGCGGAGAGCCGGGGATGTCTGCAATCATTCCCTCTGGACCGATCTCTGCTAAGTATTTTTCAATGTCTTGACCGGAACGCTCTGCCGCGCCGATGCTGCGTGCCACGCGCCTTGAGGCGCGACCAGTCATGTCTGGTAGTGCGCGACCAAAGCGAGCCACATCCTGCAGCGCTCGCGCGCCGTATCCGGCTGCGGCTCCAAGCATTGGGGAGGAACCGCCTATTGCTGCTCCTGTAATTGCTGTTCTCGGATCAATATTTCCAATGTCGGCGATTGGACCTTCAGTGCCGCGACCATAGGACGGCAGCGAAGCCATGGCTGCACCCGTCAATGCTCCAGACACTATTTTCCCGAGCGCACCCATTCCCTGCGTAACCTTTGCCGCGCCTCCAGCGGGGGCCATCGCCCCACTGAATGCGCCAGCCATCTCGCCTTTTGCGTAAGCCTCGGGAGAGATGAGCTGCGCTGCCTCGTCCTTCTGGCGAAGTAAATCCCGGTATTTATAGTATGCCTCGCTGGCCGACTTGGTGTCGCGCGACTTCACAAAATCCGAAACAGCCGCGCGAGCGCCAGCAATCTCATCGTCCAAGGCCATCATTGCGCCAGACTTGAAGCCCTGATACCTAGCAGCCGTTTCGAGCGCCACATCTTCGGCGGGACGCTGCTTTTTGCGGTATCGGTCAAGAGCTTCTTGTTCTGATGACGTGATTTTCCCGTCACGCTCAAGCTGCTCTAAAACCTTCACGGCATTAAGGATTTGGTCCGCCTGCGCTGGCGTCATCTGATCTGCCATGTCATTGCCCCATGAGTAGCTTTGTTGCCTCTTCGCGGCTCATTCCGGGAGGCGCACCAGACGACTGCTGCTTGAACAGAGCTAGTGGGTTCTCAAGGCTATTGAGCATTGAATAGTATTCTTTTTGGTCGATGGCTCCGGTCATTAGGTCTTGGGCGATCAAGGCGCGCTGTATGTCGTAATCAGATATTGCATTTAGCGTCTGCAAGATCAGGCGATTGCCGCTCGGTGAGTTGATGATGCGCGGGAGACTGCGCTTGAACAATTCAAGATCGGCGTCAGACATTGGGCCAGAACCGGGCTGGCGCTGTTGCGGAACAAGTTGACTGATAATAGCCTGAGCCGCCTCAACGTCACTTGCCTTTTCCAGCTTTAGGCCGAGATTAGACGCAGCGGCCACAAACGCGCCCTGCCCGCCCTGCGGGGCATTTTGCAGAAGATCAGCGAGGACGGCATAGCTTCCCTTATTGCGCTGGGCAATTGAGCCTGCCGCCTGCAGATCAAGCGCCTGCTCGCCGATGCCTTTCCCCACGGCCTTCTGAAACTCTGTTTCCTGCTGATTGCTGATCGTGACGCCGCCGCCACCGACCTGCGTGACTTGTCCAGTCGGGCTGATGTTGTAGAGCTTTTCAGGATCAAGTTTGGTGCCATACTGCGCGTTAAGCTGCTCGCCCGTCATGGTCGCATATTTTTCTTTCGGCTGTGCATACGCCATGCTGATGGCCTCCTTGGCGTAGCCAGCCTGCGCCAGCTCAATCAGCTTGGGATCAGCGCCCATGTTTTGTAGCATCTGGACAGTCTTGTTTGTGTCCGTCTGAGCCTTCCGCTCCTCCGCGCGACCAGCGATGCGCTGCGCCGCCATCTGCTGCAAACCGACATTCGGGTTCAGCGTCATGCCAGCGAAGCCGATGGCCAGCCGATCAAGAAGATCAGGATCAGAAAGCAGCCCCCCGAGGAAGCCCTTCCGCTCTTGCGGCTGCGGTGTCGTCGGTCCCATTCCATTCATCGTCTTGCCCTTTCCAAGTGCCGCCATCGCATCGGCGGCGACGGAGCGAGCGCCCGCGTCCGGCCTGTAGCCCTCCCACGCGCCCGTGCCTTGCGTCTGATATATCCACTGGCCGATCTTGTCCTGCATGTCCGGCGTCATCTTCTCATCGCCGCGCAGGCCGAGGCCACGCTTGGCATCTCGCAGCGTAGTGCCGACCACTTGATAGGCCCCCATGGGGGTTGCCACGCGCCCAACTTGCCCCTTAACCCACTGGGCGTAAGGCCCAGACGTGTTGGAAAAGCTCAGGGCTTGGTCAACTGTCATGTCGGTAAGGCGCGTGTTCTCAAATTGACGACCGGGCCGATTGGAATACCCATAAAGCGCGTCATAATCGCCGCCGCTCTCCCCCGCGAAGATGTTGCTGCGGATCGTATTCCAGTCGGCGATTGCCATCAAGCAGCCTCCAGCTCGCGGATCAAGCCAGCGTAGCGGACGCGGAGGTAGCCGTCATCGCCGCGCATAACATGCTGCGGGTGCGAGATCGCGACCTCGTCGGCGATTACTCCAAACGTCGGCTGGCTTGGGCTTGCAATGCGCTTGCCTTCGTCGTTCCAGTCCCAAGTGTAAAATTGCACGCCGCCGACATTCCCTGCGGGCTGAATATTTTCCTTGAGGCGGATGTCAGAGACCTTTGGGATCGCTGTGGCTGCAATCGCCAAGTAATCAAACAGCCCCGGCTGCTTGCTGGCCGTCTGCGTCTGCTGCCCCATATTGGCCGCGCCAACGGACGCCAGCATCGTCTGCAGCGCGTTTTGTGGCGCGCCAGCAAAGCCAGCGTATTGACCCTTGGCTGCGTCCATCAGCATTTGCTGGATGCCCTGCTGCAGCGCGCCCTGCTGCGCCTGCTGCCCCGCGATCTGCTGCCCGAAGCCAAAGCCAAGGTTTGCCAGATTGCTCTGAATGCCCTGCTGACCCTGAGCAGCCCCCAGCGCGGTGTTGAAGCCCTGCTGCTGCAGATTGCCGAAAGTCTGCGCGCCCTGCCGCGCGAACTCTGCGTTGGTCAATGCCTCGGCCACACCGTGGCGAGACCCACCAAACGCACCAGCCTGCGTCGCCTGTTGGCCAGTGGTGTTGACGGCCATTTGGCGCTGACGCTCAAGGTCGGCCATCGTCTGCCCAGTCACCATGCGCGTGTATGGGTTCATAAACTGCCCGATATTGGGGCCAGCCGCTGCTTGATTGTAAAGGTTTGCTGACGTCTGATAGACGTTAGCGCCTACGGGCGATGTCGCTTGCGGGTTTGCTGCGCCTGCCATTTTGTGCCTCCTTAGCCCCAGAAACCTTTAGCGCCAGCGCCAAAGCCTTTGCCGCCCATTGCCACAGAAATATCATTCATTGCGTCGCCAAATCCATATCCGCCCATTCCGACAGCCCCTGACGGGCCAGCGCCGCCATAGTTGCCTCCGGGTTCATTTGTGTAAGCCTGAGCCACTGCCGGGGCAGACACGGGCGATGGTGTGTATGTGGGGAAGTTGCGCGACGGGGCCGCGCCTGTCTGCGGGTTGATAAACATGGCGCGAATAGCGTCATACTGTCCCGGCGCACGCGCTTGCAGCTCACTGAGAGCCTGATCATAGATGTCGCCGGAGCTATACCCCCTCACGCCGCCAGCATAGGTGTTGGCCGCTGGCATGCCAGCGGATGGCGAAAGTCCGCCGCCCGCCGTGCCAAATGCGGACGCGGCTTGCCCGGTGTTGGCCATGGCCGCTTCCTGCATTGGGGTCAGCGCCGCGACATCTGGGCCATAGTATGCAATTGGGCCTAGAGTTGATGCGTATTCGCCGCGAGCAATATTTGACTGCGCCGCGTCTTCCAGCCACTGCGGGATCTCGACTTTGGTGGTTTGCGACCCACCCTTACCACCTGACATTAGCTCTTCTCCATCACATAGAGCGTAGGCTTAAAGCCATGCTTGCCCATCAATTTCATCCAGCCCTTGCGGCCCGCCAGTGTCATCGCGCTGCAGCCAAGGGCCTGCCCCCACCGCCACGCGACGTCTATCATCTCAAAAAGCTCTGCGCGCTTTCCCGATCCGATAAACACATGCAGAACCTTTTTCCGAGGATACACGATTATTTCAGTAATTGCCACAGTGCCTCCGTTTGGCCACATCTGCATGCGCCCCTCGGACACGGCGTCCACAATATCTTGGAAGATGTGAGTGCCGCCGCTGTGCTTTAGCGCTGCCTCAATTTGTTCCCTGTAGTCGTGGATGTTGGGCGTCAACCGTGTATCCTCGTTATTGCCAGCGTTGCCGCAGGCGTTGATGGGGCAAAGGCCGTGGCAGCATGGGCCGACAGCGAGGCATTTATGTCATCGACCGCCCAGTAGGCTTCCAGATAGTCGCCAGCCGAGAGGGGGAAGATAGCGCTGCGGGCGACGATGTCAGTGGCACCGTTGGACGACAGGCTCGTCCTCATGGCCGACGTGGGGATGTCTACGCCGTTGATGCGGGGCCAAAACCAGAAATTCACTTGGCTAGAGTTGGTGGACGTGATCTGCGCCGTGAACGAGAGCATATACTCGCCACCCTCATCGAAGACGATGCGCGAGGCGGGCGTGCCGAGAGATATGCCATTGGCAGCGGCTGCGGTGAACGTGAGTGCGTAGGCAGTGTTCGCCGCCGCTGCTGTGACGTTGCTCGGGATGTAGAGGCTGGCATTGCCGTCCTCCAAGATCACCTGACGCCAGACGCCGTTCTTGGATACGACGGGATAGCCAGACACGTCATCCCAGAGGATCACTCCGTTTTCTGTGGCGCGGGCGTCACTCGTCTTGAAGCCAAGCCGAGACGCCGTGCGCTGCAGGTATGTGATTAGGTTCGCCGCCCAGACGTTGAGGTTGCCTGTCCACGGGGGTGGGTTGTAGCCGTAGCTCACCGCTTGCCTCCCGCCGTAGCGTCAAGGCGCATGATGCCGACGCGCCAGTCAGCGAGGCGGGCGGCGTCCAAGCGCACTCGCACCTGACGCCCGGTAAATCGCACGTCGGTCGGGTTTGACATGCTGTATGGTCCGTAGGAGCGCTCGGTATCGTTTGGATGGAAGCGCGTCCTGAATGTCGCCGTCACGTCGCCCTGCGTCAGCTCGTCGGGGATCAGTTTTGTCGCCCGCATCACCTGATCGCCAGCGCCGAGGCTAATCGGGCCACTCTCGGCAAACACAGTCGCGCCGTCGTAGTTGAGGCCGACTTCGTGATTGTATGTCGTGCCAGTTGTGGATGCATAGATTGGGCGCGAGAACACACCTCGATCTACGCCAGCGGTGCGCGAAAGCTCGCCAATAGACCAGTGCCGCTCCGCGTAGTTGTAGGTCACATAGCGGTCAATCTCGATACTCGACGCCGACGGGTAGAACCACCACACCTCATTAAATTGCTGATTGCTGACCGACCACACCTTGCTGATCTGGTCTCGGTTAATGTCGTTAAACACATAGTCAGCCACTTCGCACGGGATGTCTGCCACCGCGCCGCCAGAATATACGTGAAAACCTCTCTGGCCCATCCAGAACACGCCCTCGTCCACGCCGACCGCTGACTTGCGGCTTGTCGCCCCACATGACGAGCCGACGCGCTGAAAGCCGTAGACAAACCCCCCGCCAATGTAGGTGGCGCTGTGGGCGTCCTGATCGGTGATGATAAGCGTTTGCCCGCGCGTGCGGATGCCCTGCATGATCTGGCCGGAGGTTTGCAGCTCAATGTCGCCCGCTTCATTTGTGCTGGCTGGTGTCCACGATGTATTATCCTCCCGGTCAGACCATTGGACTTTGCGGCTATTTCCGCCAGCCCCAAGCGCGAACAGAAAGCGCTCCTCGGTAACCATTAACCCCAGATTACTTGTCGGTGCGTTTGCAATCACGGCGGCGTCGCTGGCCGTGTTCAAGTCCCACTCCAGAAGCCGCCCGTCAGTCGTGGAGCACGCCACAAGGTTCTGGCCCCAGTGATCCAGCGACCACGTCGTGGCTTCGCCATACTGCCCCTGCGCCGCGCGTGGCGCTCCGAAGAAGCCCGTGCCAAAAAAACCGCCACCAAAGCCCGTATTGATCACCGCATCGAGCGTCCCGCCGACCAAGTCGGCAGGCGTGACGTCGTAGATGACGCCGC